AGGAATATGTTTTGGATCAAGAAAAGATTACTTATGATAAGAAAGTACTATCTCAATTAATCATAAAACATTTTCCTGATTTTCGTAGGACACTAAACGAACTGCAACGGTATTCTTCAGCAGGAACTATTGATATTGGCATTTTGAGTGAAGTCGGAGAACTCAAAATTAAAGAACTTATGAAGCACATGCAAAACAAAGAATTTGCATCGGTTCGCCAATGGGTAGTTTCTAATATCGACAATGATCCTCAGTATGTCTTTAGAAAACTCTACGATGGGTTATATGAGCATCTAAAGAGCGGTTCTATTCCTACTGCTATTCTTACTCTAGCAGAGTATCAATATAAATCGGCTTTTGTTGCAGATCAAGAAATTAATCTTGTTGCTTGTCTCGTTGAACTTATGATGGGGTGTGAATTTAAATGAAACTTGGAGACTTTTTAACAGCAATTAACTACTCAAAAGAGTCTATTTTAGATGGTGAAAACAATCCAAATGAAAAAGATTATGCACCATATATTGTAAACCATTCTTTATCCTACTTTCCAGATACAATAATGCAATCAAACCAGATGAATATGTTTCCATCTGTAAATAAAAAAATGCATTTTGACTATCTACGTTTATCCGTAAGGCAAAGAAAGCGATACAGTAAATGGCTAAAAGATGAATATGAAACATATGAACTCATGGATATTTTAAAGGAAGTTTATGGTTATTCATATAAACGGGCAAAAGAAGTATTATCTTTGTTAACAGAAGAGGATATAAAGAAACTAAAAGAAGAAACATACAAGGGGGGATCTTCCAAAGACTCGTCAAAACTAGCCAAATAATAAATATCTGTGCCATCAATGATATGGCATATAATATTAATAGAAATGGTTTAGTATGAAAAACACGGAAGATATATTTGAAGGGTACGGAGTGGAAATTCGACTTAAGCATGAAGACGATTTTCTCAAAGTAAAAGAAACCCTTACCCGAATTGGTGTTTCATCCCGTAAAGAAAAAAAATTGTATCAAAGTTGTCATATACTTCATAAACGAGGAAGATATGCAATTCTTCACTTTAAAGAACTTTTGGCACTAGATGGTTTAGAAACTGACACAAGCGAAAGTGATATCGCAAGAAGAAATACAATTGTTAAACTATTAACTGAATGGGAACTTCTAACACCACTAGACGATAAGTACAAAGAAAATCAATTGAGTATCGCACAACTAAAAATTATTCCTTTCAAAGAAAAGAAAGAATGGGACCTTATTCCTAAATATCATATAGGTAAATAATATGCAAACACTTGTGATAAGTTATTTTTGTGATGTAGATGGTAGCACCTATTATAGCGATCATGCCGCACGTTTTCGTGAGGAGTGCGAACGATTACAAATTCCTGCTGAAATTACTCAAATACAATCTTTAGGCAGTTATCAAGATAATTGTTTAGTAAAACCAAAATTTATATACTCAAAACTCACGGAACATAAAAGACCAATCCTTTGGTTGGATATTGATACATTTATATTAAAACAACCAAATGCATTTGATGGGTTTGCCAATCTTGGAGTAAGTCTTGGTGCTGCTTCGACCGAACCAAATAATTTAGTAAAGATTAAAGCATCTCCACTGTGGTTTAATTTTAATAATGAAAGTTTGGAGTTTGTTAAAACATGGATAAATCAGTGTGAATTTGTTAAAAGAACAAAAGGAAATTTGTTTGACCACGAAACGTTTATTGGTTGTGCTCATAAGTATTTAATTGAACAAAAGAAAAAAGTTGCAATATTAGGAGAAGAATATTGTGCTTGGCCTGGCAAAGCAACTGCTTCTACAGTATTGATGATGGGTCTTTCCGACGCACCTTCTAAGAAGGAAGCACTTAAAAAAATGGGTTATAACGACGAATTGGTTGAATGGCAATCACCAGGCAATTCATTTATGGAAGTTAAAACATGAATAAACTTTTTGGTTATGGATTTCCTTTTGATGTGAATAGTTCATCGTGTTCAAATAGAAAACCTAAAAACTTTGAATGGTCTTTACCTAAGTATTCTAATATAGATAAACTTGTATTAATTGATAATACAATTATGCAGTATGAGCAACTTCCACCCGGAATAACTGAAATATATGGATGGGTGTGCGAGTCCAGATCCGTAGTAAATAATCTTTCTCAGTTTTTATCTTGGAACTATGATAAACTAGAAAAACGATTCAAAACAATTTTTGTATCAGATAAAAATTTAGTATCTTTTTCTAAAGTATTTAAATATTGTCCGGCAGGAAGTAATTTGCCGTGGATTCCTGAGTCGGAATATGCAATATACGACAAAATAAAGTTAGTTAGTATGGTTGCATCTCATAAACAATACACAAAAGGACACATGATTCGTCATGGATATGCAAATAGATTTAAAGATAATTTAGATTTGTTTGGTGGTGCCTGTGGTTCTCCTAAACTTCCTGAAACAGATCCAACTCAGCCATGGAAAAGCAAAATGTTTGGGTTGAAGGATTATATGTTTCATATAGTAGTGGAGAATGATTTCTATGATGGTTATTATACGGAAAAACTGACAGACTGTTTTGCCACAGGAACTATTCCAGTTTATCTTGGGAATCCTGCTATTGGTGAGTTGTTTAACATTAATGGAATAATTTTATTAAATGAAACTTTTGATATTAAATCATTGACACCAGAACTTTATTATTCTAAACTAGATGCCGTTGAAGAAAACTTTGACAAAATAAAAAAATTACAATCAAGTGATGATTATCTTTGGAATAAAATAAATGAAACCAATTATTCTTAATGCAGACTATATGTTTTCTGAAGATCAGATACCTGATCTAAAAGAGTCATGCGAAATACATTTTACTAGATTTGGTAAAAATCAAAGACCCGGTGGGGATGTTCATTTTTTTTCAGACTCAAAACATAAAATTTTTGTAAATTGTAATGAACCAACTACTTCTGCTTGGGTGGAACAGGCAGATCATGTAATTGCAAATCAACATCACTATACAAAAATTGCAACAACACATCCAAAGATATTAGATAATTGCAAAAATGCAGTGTTAGTTCCATATGGTACAACATGGCTTAACAAATCCAAACACCATCCAGATTCACATGGGACATTTACAGAAGATCTTGGAAAAATACAAAAAGAAAATTCTATTAGTATGATATGTGGGGCTTTATCTGGAAAATTGGGATACGGAATAAGACACACAATTTGGAATAACCGAAAACACATACCAGCCAAATTAAATTTTTATTCATCTACACGGTTTCCCATACCAGGCGAATCACTATTACCAAATGATGACAAAATTCATCTGTTTAATTCAATGTATTCTGTTGTAATTGAAAGTTCAAACGAACTAAATTACTTTTCTGAAAAATTAATTGATTGTTTAATAACTAAAACAATCCCAATTTATTGGGGATGTCCAAATATTTCAGATTTTTTTGATACGAGTTATTGGATTAATCCTCAACGAATTCTCACAACAGAATATACAGAAAAATATTACAAAGAAAATATTGATAAGATTAATTATAACTTTGAAAAAGCAAAACAATATTGTGTGAATTTTGTAGACAGAATTATTAAAGCAGCAGGAGAAATAAAATATGCCAACTGATAAAGACAGCGTTTTAGTCAGTATACTTATACTTTCAATACCATCTAGAATTGAAAAATATCTAATACCCCTATACAATAAAATGTTAGAGCAAACAAAAAACTATCCAGAGGTTGAAATTCTTTGCCTGATTGATAATAAAAGTATGACTATTGGCGAAAAACGGCAAGCACTCTTAGACTCTGCTAGAGGTAAATGGATTGCTTTCATGGATGATGACGATGATATTACTGATGATTATATGTCAACTATTATTAATACTATAAAAGAAAAACCAGCCGATGTTATAAGTTTTGATCAGCACTGCATAGTAAATGGAAATCAATTTATAGTTAATTTTAACATGAACAATCCGAATGAGAGATATATTCCGGGAATGACTCATGTAAAACGCCCACCATTTCATATGTGTTTCTGGAAATCAGAAATAGCAAAACAAGCAAAACTTGAAGCATCTTCATATGGTGAAGATTTTGCTTGGTGTCTTTTGATGTATCCCAAAGTAAAATCAGAAACACACATAAATAAGATACTACATTTGTATCGATATGATGATAGAACATCTGAATCGATACAATTTATGAAAAAATAAAAAATGAAAAATGTGATTTCTTTTAGTTTATGGGGCAATAATCCTCTCTATACGAGAGGAGCAATAAATAATGCAGATTTAGCATTAGATGTTTATCCGGGATGGGTTTGTTATTATTTCTGCAATTCCTGTGTTCCCGAAGAAATAATCAAAGAACTTAAAACTAGAAAAAATACAAATGTAATACAGATAGAATCTATTGGTGATAATAGATCGGCAATGAATAGATTTTTGGCTGTTGATTTTGTGGATGTTGAACGCGCAATTTTTAGAGATGCCGACTCTAGAGTGTCTTTTAGAGAAAAACTAGCAGTAGATGAATGGATTAAATCAGATGCAGATATTCATATAATGCGAGATCATCCATATCATGCTTGGTTTATACAAGCAGGAATGTTTGGACTTAAGTGTGATAAATTTAAAGGTGAAATGTTTAATGCCATTAAACGCTATAATCCGTCTTTAGAAAAAACACAAGATCAGAATTTTATGTCTGCATATTTAACTCACAAAATAAAAAATAATAAATTCAGTTATATTGAACACGATCCATTTTTTTCTAAAAAACCATTTCCACCCGGAACACACCGTGGAGTTAATAATGGCGGTGTTTATTTTGTTGGTCAACAAATAATTGTAAACAATGAGAAAGATGTTTATGAATTAGATGGTTATTTACCTGATCGTAATCTGGTCGATACCCACGAAATGAGATAATATATGACAAAAAAATATATAATTTGCGTAGAGAATGATAATATGCATACTGCATTATTTGAGAAATTTACAAAATTAGGTTATAGATTAATAGAAAATAGATGGGAAAATATGATTTTTGTACTATGAGATTTTTACTATGAAACACATTTTATTAAAATATCCGACAAGACAACGACCTGAAAAATTTATGTCAAATTTGAATTCTTATTTAAATAAGGCTTCTGGTAAACATAAAATAACAGTAATCATTAGCATGGACACAGATGATGTTCTATTGAACAATGAACATATTCGTCAATTCCTAGAATCTAAAAATACAGATAATGTAACTATTAGTTTCTTTTATGGGGAAAGTAGAGGAAAAATACATGCAATAAATAGAGATATTCCCGATAGTTCTTGGGATATTTTAATTTCTACGGCAGATGATATGGAACCAGTTGAAAATAATTGGGACGATATCATAGTTAATGATATGTTTTCTTTCTTTCCCGATTTAAAGGGTAGTTTAAACTATGATACAGATCCTCGGCTTGATCATAAAGGTCCAGAAGGATATAAAACTTTAATTACTCTTCCTATTATTGGAAGAACACTGTACAATTTATTTGGATATGTGTATCATCCTGATTACAAATCTGAATGGTGTGACAATGAACAGACAGAAGTTTTTGAATCATTAGGAGTTCTGAAACACATAAAACGAAGACCAATTATTCATAAATGGTTTGAAAATCAAGATAGTCTAATGGCAAGAAATATGCAAATTGGTTCTAATTATGATAAACAGATGTATATGAATCGAAAGTCTTCTGGATTTCCAATAATAACACAAAAATGATAATACAAATTACACTTACGAAAAATGAATTGTTTATCTTAAAGGAAATGCTTCCTCATTGGAAAAAATATGCCGATGCTTTTATTTTCATGGATGACAGTTCAACTGATGGCACATATGAATATTTGTTAGAAAACAAAGATAAATACAATATTTTGAATATATTACGAACAGATACACATATAGAAAATAAATGTGCCATTGAATCTAATAATAGGCAATTGCTATATGATGAAGCATTTAAATATTCTGGTAAAATTATTTGTTTGGATACAGATGAATATCTAGATGGTAATTTGACTAAAGAGCAATTAGAACAAATTTTAGAAACATATAAAGATACTTTAATTTATATGGATTGGATACAATATACAGATTACAATAAAATACGAGTAGATGGAAAATGGAGAGATCATATAGCAGATAGAATTGGTTCTTACTCTTCTAGAGCCACATTTAAAGATGCACAACGACATTCTGAGCATCTTCCACATCCTGGCAGAGCGATTAAGATAAATCATCCAATGTTATTTGTTGCACACATACAATGGCTGGATAAAAAAACAGTTGCAGTTAAACAGTATTATTGGAAAGTCACTGATTATGTTGCTCAACTTAAGTTTGGTGTTAAAACCACACAGGCAAAAGAATACGATTCTTCTGTAAATAATTTTAATTGGGACATTAAATTGTTTGATTTTTTATTGAAAGTTCCATATAATGTTTATGAAAATCATAACATTGAAGAAAGTTTTAAGTATAAATCTATAAAAGAAAATGTTAAAAGATATAACATTCCAAACTTGAATGATTGGGGAATGGGTATTCATTAATTATGGAAGAAATTTTAAAAGCAGTAGAAGAGTTCATAACCAAAAAGAACGAATCAAAGAAGTGGATTGCAGGACAAGATGTTGTTCAATATGCAGGTCCATACTTTGGAACAGAAGAATATGTTGAAGCAATACGAGCCTTACTAAATGGATGGCTTGTATTGGGTGAGAACGGTATTCGTTTTGAACATCAGTTTCCAAAGTATGTTGGGAAGGATTTTGGTATCCTGACTAATAGTGGCAGCAGTTCTAATCTGCTTATGATGTCTGCTCTTACATCCAAAAGACTGACAAACTTTCAAAAGGGAACAAAGGTAATCACTCCTATCGCTGGATTCCCCACCACAATCAATCCTATTTTCCAAGTTGGATTTGTTCCTGAGTTTGTTGATATTGATATCGACACTCTCAATCTCAACCTAGATCAAGTAGAACAAAAAGCAAAAGAAGGCTGCAAGGTAATTACTTTTGCACATGTGTTGGGTAATCCACCAAACATGAACAGACTCATGGATATTGTCAATCAGTATGGTTTAATATTTCTTGAGGATTGCTGTGATGCATTAGATTCTACTTACAATGGTAAACCACTAGGATCTTTCGGTGACTTCGCTAGTTGTTCTTTCTATCCAGCCCATCATATTACTATGGGTGAGGGTGGATTCGTTGCTTGTAATACACAACAGCAAGAGATCGTAGTTCGAAGTTTCCGAGAGTGGGGAAGAGGTTGCTATTGTGTTGGCAAGAAAGCCAATATGTTAAAGAATGGTATGTGTAAGACAAGATTCTCTAATTGGCTTCCTTCTTTGCCTGATGAGGTATTTGATCACAAGTATGTTTATGATGAGATTGGTTTCAATCTAAAGCCAATTGAATTACAGGCTGCTATCGGACTTGCTCAACTAAAGAAATTACCAACAATCACTCAAAAGAGAAATCATAATCACAAAAGACTAAGTGATATCTTTGCTAAGTATGAAGAATTCTTTATTCTTCCAAAAGCAACAGAACATGCAAATCCAAGTTGGTTTGCTTTTGCCTTGACAATCAAAGATGGTGCGCCATTCAAGCGTAAGGACATTGTAAACTATTTTGAAGATAATAAGATTCAAACTAGACCGTACTTTGCTGGAAATGTGATGCTACAGCCCGCTTATACTGGTATAATGAATCAAGATGATGTAATAAACAATTTTCCAAATGCTAGAAAGGTTACTACTGATACTTTCTTTTTGGGAACTAGTCCAGTAATTACTAATGAGCAACTGGACTATATCGAACAAATCACTACAAATTTTTTTGCAGGAATATAATATGAATAAAAGAGTTCTAATATTAACAGGATCATCGGAAATTATTCGTAATCCATTAGAAACTGACAAGACAATGAATGAAGTTTTTGAATTAACTCTGCCATCTAAACAGAGGTACGCAAAAAAACATGGTTATGATTTGATGACTTTACGAACTTTTGGAACTGATAAAAAGTACGGATTTAAAGATACTGATATTGGTTTTTTGCGTGCAGTTCGTACATTTGAAATGCTAGAATATTATGATATTGTTATGTGGGTAGATGCAGATTCCATCATAACTGATGATAATTATTCTATAGAAAAATTTGAATTAGATGAACATAATACATTTTATGCATCTTATGATTGGATTGGTAAATGGTCATTTAGTACTGGAAATTTTATTATACAACGCACCCAACACACAGATACATTTTTAAATGTGTTTTACAATTGTGCAAAACAATTTCCAACAGAACAAGATGCATTAAATGCCATTCATCGTGGATCTTTACCAAATAGTGTAATAAAAGTACTAGAACATAATTTTTTAAATGCTGTTCCTGCACCAATCATGGATACAACCTGTTGGACTGGTCGCAGACCAATTTATGCTCCTTGGGATAAAAAATGTTTTCTAGCACATCTTACTGGTGTGTCTAATAACAATAGAGTTAAAATTTTAAATGATTATTTTAGTGAATATCTTTGAGGAGTGATATGAAATGTTAAGTATAGGAATAGTTACATTTAGACAAAGAAAAGAATTAGTAGCAGAACTAATTCGAAGAATCCGTTTAACAGTTCCAGAAACTGTTGACATTTTATTAGCCATAAATGGCAATAATGAAGAAGAAATGCCAGATAGTTATAGAATTGAAATGTTAGATTTGGCAAAGCAGTATAAAAACATTTATCCTATATTTTGTCCAGAGTTTAAGGGACTAAGTAAACTTTGGAATAATTTGGTCATTTTTAGCAAGACAGAATATAACTTTATAGTATGTGATGATGTTGCATGGGCAAATCCCAACATATACAATGAAATTGTAAATCATATTAACACAACTAGGCAAGAATTTTTTACAATCAATCACGGATTCTCTCATTTTGTGTGTACTAAATCCATTTTACATAAAATTGGTTATTTTGATGAAAGACTTTGTGGATTTGGTGAAGAAGATGCAGATATGCACTGGAGACATATGACTAAGGTTGGCTATTCTATACCAAAATTAATGGTTGGTGGAATCTATAACATTGGTGCATATACTTTAAAAAACGAAAAAATAGAAACACACGAAGATAATAAGCCTCTTTTTAATAGAAAATTAATAGAACTATTGTATGAAAAAAATGAGATCGATGGATATCCTACTCTTATGTGTCCATTTCCAATTAAGAAAATAGTTTCAGATATTCAGCAGTATCCATATGAAATGTTTATTAAAAACAATAAACACAATATAGCAAAATTCGAAAAGGTTATATTCGATGAATGATATATCTGTTTTTGGTTCTACGGGGTTCATAGGATCTAAATTTTGTGAACTATATTCAGATTCTGTTATACGGATAGACAGAAATGATTATAAACCAAAAACAAATAATATTTTGTATTTTATTAGTACAGTTGATAACTATAATGTTCATACTGATCTTCGTATAGATATTGATACTAATTTAAATGTTCTTATGAAAGTTTTAGAGAATGTTTCAAAAAATAGTGATACTACTTTTAATTTTATAAGTTCTTGGTTTGTCTATGGAAAAAATTATGAGATGCCTTTTAGAGAAGATCATTCTAGATGTAATCCATCTGGATTCTACTCAATTACAAAACATTGTGCGGAACAACTACTAATTTCTTTTTGTCAAACTTATAATATTAAATATAGAATATTCAGATTAGCCAATGTAATCGGTGAAGGAGATAAGAAGATCTCCAAGAAGAAAAATGCTTTACAATTTTTGATTAGGGAAATCGTTAATAACAGAGATGTTCCCCTTTATTATGGCGGCGAGGTTCTACGAGATTATATTCATGTAGAAGATGTTTGTGCTGCTCTTAAACTATGCATGGATAAATCACCACCAAATCAGATAATAAATATTGGTAGTGGTAAACCTTATAAGTTTTTGGATATGATAAACAAAGCCATTGAGTACTCTGGCTCAACATCAAAAATAATACACATACAACCGACTACTTTTCATGATATTGTTCAAGTACGGCATTCCTATCTTGACACTGCAAAACTAGTGTCGTATGGGTTTAAACAAAAATACAGCATTGATACCACAATCGAAATGCTAGTGAACTTCTATAAAAAAGGAAAGTAAATAATGAAAGTCGTATACATCACTGGTTGTTTGGGTTTCATTGGTTCTTATGTTACTCGTCACTGCTTAAAACGCGGATGGCATGTTAAGGGTGTTGACAAGATGACATATGCTGCCAATAAACAATTACTAGAGGAATTTAAACAGTACAGCAATTTTTCCTTTGTTCATTGTGACATAAATGATTTAAAATTTCTATATGATTGTGATTATATAATCAATACGGCAGCCGAAACTCATGTTGGTAATTCGATTGCCAATAGTGACGATTTTGTTCATTCTAACATCAATGGTGTTCACCATATTTTAGAATTAATGAAGAACTACAGACAGGAAGGTGGTTCGATGCCAATCTTACTACATTTTAGTACTGATGAAGTGTACGGTGATATTGAAACTGGTTCGCACACAGAAACAGATGTGTTAAAACCGTCAAATCCATATTCAGCAACAAAGGCTGCTGCTGACATGTTAATTCTTGCTTGGGCTAGAACATATAAAATTCCATATGTGATTGTTCGTCCGACTAATAATTATGGAGTTGGTCAGTATATTGAAAAACTCATACCAAAGGCTTGTAAGTATTTAAAATTAGGAAGAAAAATTCCTCTTCACAATAATGGGACACCTATTAGAAATTGGCTACATGCAGAAGATACTGCTAGTGCTACAATTAAACTAATAGAAACTGGTGTTACAAATCAAATTTACAATATATGCGGTGGTTACGAACAAAGCAATCTTGAAACTGTTACGAAGTTACTCACTGTTTATGGTTTAAATAAACCACACGAAGATTACATTGATTTTTCTTGCAACAGACCCGGACAAGATGTAAGATATGCATTAGATGATTCTAAGTTGCGGGCACTGGGATGGGAACCACAAAAAGTATTTGATGAAGAACTTAGTTCAATTGTAGAATATTACAAAAATAAATTTATATGGTGATTTATATTGATATAGATGATACAATATGTGACAGTCCAAACAAACCGGACTATACAGTTTGCTATCCTATTGTTGAAAATATTAACAAAGCAAATAAACTATATGATGATGGACATTTAATTGTATATTGGACTGCAAGAGGAACTGCAACTGGAATTGACTGGAGCCAAGTAACTAAACTACAATTAAAAGAATGGGGAGTTAAATATCATGATTTAAAATTTGGAAAACCAAATTATGATCTCTTCATCGATGATAAAAATATGAACACAAAGGATTGGAACATAATATGAACAAACCATTAATAATATGTGAAATGGCAAATAACCATATGGGTGATGTGAATCACGGTAAATTGATGATTCAATCGTTTGGATCTGTATGTAAAAAATATTCCGACAAGTTTAGATTTGCATGGAAGTTTCAGTTCCGAGATTTCTCTACTTATATTCATCAAGAGTATAAAAGTAATATGGAACACAAATATGTAAAGAGATTTACAGAAACCATGTTGGGAATTGAAGATTTTACTGAATTACAAAAGTGCGCCAAAGAACATGGATTTATTTCTATGTGTACGGCATTTGATGAAAATTCTGTTGATTTGATACTAAATATGAACTTTGACATTGTTAAAGTCGCTAGTTGTTCTTTTAATGATTGGCCTCTTCTTAATAAATTACAAACAGTAAATAAACCTATTATTATATCTACAGCTGGGGCTTCTTTGGAACAATTAGACAGTGTTGTTAGTTTCATGGAACACAGAAACAAAGACATTTCATTGATGCATTGTGTTGGAGAATATCCAACAGAGTCTAATCACCTTCAATTAAACCAAATAGATGTATTGCAACAGAGATACCCAAACATTCCTATTGGTTATTCTACGCACGAAGAACCAAGTCAGTGTGATGCTATTAAAATTGCCATAGGTAAAGGAATAAAATTAGCAGAAAAACATGTAGCAGTATGCACAGACAAATACATTCCAAACGCATATTCTGTCACACCAGAACAATTCGACAGTTGGTTATTTGCTGCTTCTTCTGCCGTTGATATGTGCGGAGTTCATAATCAGCGTTCTCCAATTTCAGATAAAGAACAAAAAGACCTTCTTCAATTTAAGCGTGGCGTTTATTTAAAGATTGATGTTGAACCCGGTACTTTGATTACAAAAAATGACATTTATTATGCTTGGCCTAATATTGAAAATCAAGTATTGGCAAATGATATATCCAAATATAATCAATACATTGCTATCGAATCAATTTCCGCAAACAAACCAATGTTGAAACAAAATGTTCAAGTGAAAAATACAAGAGAACAAATATGGAAAATTGTTCAAGAAGTTAAAACATTTTTAAACAATTCTGGAGTAGTTTATCCAGGCAAAGCAGATTTAGAAATATCACATCATTATGGTATTGATCAGTTCCATAGAACTGGAATTACCATGATCACAGTAGTAAATCGTGAGTATTGCAAAAAACTTATTATTGTGTTGCCAAATCAAACACACCCAGAACAATATCATAAACAAAAGGAAGAAACTTTTGTTGTATTGCATGGAGAAGTTGAACTTTCTCTTGATGGCACAACTCAAATTCTAAAGAAGGGTGATGTTGTGACAATTGAAAAAGAAGTTAGACATCAATTTACAACTAAAACTGGATGTATAATCGAAGAGGTATCTTCAACGCATTATTTAAATGATTCGTATTATACCGATGAATCAATAGCAAAAAATAAAGACCGCAAGACTTTTGTAACATACTGGCTATGAAATTATCAGATTACATAATTAAGCAATTAGAAGAGTATACTAAACATGTTTTTCTTGTTTCTGGTGGAGGTTGTATTCATTTAGTAGATTCATTGAGCAGGAGTAACATTAAATTAATACCAAATCTACACCTT